ATGGCGCTCATAAATCTGGTATACTTACCTTTACACATTGGGGCTGATTCTGGATTCGACGGGATTTGCGAAACCCAAGGTGCATGCCGAGGGGCGGTTGGCCTCGTAAAAAGCCGCAAAAAATAGTCGCAAACGACGAAAACTACGCTTTAGCAGCTTAATAACCTGCTTAGAGCCCTCTCTCCCTAGCCTCCGCTCTTAGGACGGGGATCAAGAGAGGTCAAACCCAAAAGAGATCGCGTGGAAGCCCTGCCTGGGGTTGAAGCGTTAAAACTTAATCAGGCTAGTTTGTTAGTGGCGTGTCCGTCCGCAGCTGGCAAGCGAATGTAAAGACTGACTAAGCATGTAGTACCGAGGATGTAGGAATTTCGGACGCGGGTTCAACTCCCGCCAGCTCCACCAAAATTCTCCATCGGTGATTACCAGAGTCATCCGATGAAGTCCTAAGAGCCCGCACGGCGCAAGCCCTGCGGGCTTTTTTGTGCCCCGAATTTGTCCCGCGAAGTCTGATGCCAACTAATTAAATCCGATCCTTTTAGGCACCTTGTTAGGCACTTCATAAAGCTATATTGTCTTTGAGGTGCCTAAAACTATGGAAACCCGGCAATGGCAAGACAAACCAAACCTCTATCCGTTAAGGAAATCGAATCTGCTAAACCCAAGGAAGCGGACTACGTTCTCTATGATGGCGATGGCCTTGAGCTACTCATTAAATCCAGCGGGAGTAAAATCTGGCAGTTTCGCTACATTCGCCCTGTCACCAAGAAACGAGCAAAGAAAAGCATAGGCCCTTACCCGTCAGTTACCCTTGCCGATGCCAGAAACTACCGTGCAGAGTCCCGCTCACTCCTAGCTAAACAGATTGATCCGCAGGAACATCAGCAAGAACAATTGCGTAGTTCGCTGGAAGCCAAAACCAATACTTTCCAGCTCGTAGCTGAACGTTGGTGGAATGTGAAGAAAGCCAGTGTGACAGAGGACTATGCGGAAGATATCTGGCGCTCTCTTGAAAGAGATGTCTTTCCTGCGATTGGCGACGTTAGCGTTACAGATATTAAAGCTCATACACTGGTTCAGGCCGTACAACCGGTTCAGGCCAGAGGAGCACTGGAAACGGTTCGTCGCCTGTGTCAACGTATTAATGAGGTCATGATCTATGCCCAGAACACAGGGCTGATTGATGCTGTTCCCAGCGTTAATATCGGTAAAGCCTTCGAAAAGCCTCAGAAAAAGAACATGCCCAGCATTCGACCGGATCAGCTATCTCAACTGATGCAGACAATGCGAACAGCCAGCATTAGCCTTTCCACACGCTGCCTGTTCATGTGGCAACTTCTTACTATTACCCGCCCTGCCGAAGCGGCTGAAGCTCGCTGGGAAGAAGTAGACATAGAAGCGCAAGAGTGGAAGATTCCCGCAGCACGCATGAAAATGAACCGCGACCATACTGTTCCATTGTCAGATGAAGCAATAGCTGTGCTGGAGATGATGAAACCGCTAAGCGGCAACCGAGAATTTATCTTTCCTAGCCGTATCAAGCCCAACCAGCCTATGAACAGTCAGACTGTTAACGCCTCACTAAAACGCGCAGGTTTTGGTGGTGTGCTTGTTTCGCATGGTCTGAGATCAATTGCCAGTACGGCTCTTAATGAACAAGGCTTTCCGCCTGATGCCATTGAGGCAGCATTGGCCCATGTGGATAAGAATGAGGTTCGTCGTGCTTATAACCGCAGCGATTACCTGGAACAGCGTCGCCCGATGATGCAATGGTGGGCAAATTTTGTGATGGCAGCGGATCGTGGAAGCATGATTGAAGGTGGGATAAAAGGAATGAAGCTAGTTGGGTGACTAAATAGCTGCGCGGCATAGTGTCCCACTTTCAGCCAGCCCTTGCAGGTTAAGCCACCAGACAGTAAACGGCGGGTGTCGCGTTATTAGGCGCAGCTATTTAGTAGTAATATTAGGATTGGTGATTCTGCACTCCAGAAGTTCGGTAATGCTGCCAACTTACTGATTTAGTGTATGATGGTGATTTTAAGGTGCTTGCGTGGCTTCCATTTCCATCAGATGTCCTTCCTGCTCCGCTACTGAAGGCGTGGTGCGTAACGGCAAAAGCACTGCCGGACATCAGCGCTATCTCTGCTCTCATTGCCGTAAAACATGGCAACTACAGTTCACTTACACCGCCTCTCAGCCCGGTACGCACCAGAAAATCATTGATATGGCCATGAATGGCGTCGGATGTCGCGCCAGTGCACGCATTATGGGCGTTGGCCTCAACACGGTTTTACGTCACTTAAAAAACTCAGGCCGCAGTCGGTAACCTCGCGCATACAACCGGGCAGTGATGTGATTGTCTGCGCTGAAATGGACGAACATTGGGGCTACGTCGGTGCTAAATCACGTCAGCGCTGGCTGTTTTACGCGTATGACAGGATACGGAGGACGGTTGTGGCGCACGTCTTCGGTGAACGCACTCTGGCCACACTGGAGCGTCTTCTGAGCCTGCTGTCGGCCTTTGAGGTCGTGGTATGGATGACGGATGGCTGGCCGCTGTATGAATCACGCCTGAAGGGAAAGCTGCACGTTATCAGCAAGCGTTACACTCAGCGCATTGAGCGACATAATCTGAATCTGAGGCAACATCTGGCAAGGCTGGGACGGAAGTCACTGTCGTTCTCAAAATCGGTGGAGCTGCATGACAAGGTCATCGGGCATTATCTGAACATAAAACACTATCAGTAAGTTGGAGTCATTACCTCAACAAGGAAGCGATTTTACTGGAGCCGAAAGCAGTCGCAGGTGTCGCCGGAATTACAGTTAAATCAGGCATTGAAGATTTTTCTATTATTCCGTTTGAACAGGAAGCCGGTATTTAATACCACGACGAATATTTAATTAATTCACTTTCTTTTAATTATGGCGCGATGCGTCAGGGGATTGCTCGCGCCTGAATCAGGACCAGAGGAAATGAATATGAAAGCATATGCTTATTTTAAACTGAGTGACGCAGCCGCTAACGGTTATACGATTCGCTGGCTGAAAGATGTTTCTGTTAAGCGTGACAAAATCATCTGCTCATTGCAGCGTGCGTTTGGCGCAGACGGTGTTTCCCTTGTCAGTAACAGAGGGTATGAACGGGTTGAATGTATCTGGATGAATCAATTAGCGCCGGAATTATGGCGTGGTAAATCAGACGGACTGTTTATTGGTGGATTTCAGTTTTATGGCGTTGTACCGGATATAACAACACCGGAAGGCCGAAACAATGCGACGCTTATTCAGGAACATGAAGAGCAACTCCGGAAATATCCCACATTCCCGGTCTGGTTGTGTAATGAACTCGGGGTTGATGTTGTACCCAACATGTTTGATCTCAAATCAGTCTGGACGATGCACCACAGCCGTGACGGATTCGGCATTTTGTTTGAGGTGTGCCTGCTGGATGGTGAGGTTAAGGGACCGGTTCCTGCCGAATGCCAGCGCATTAAACATTCTGAATTTGTGGCACTGACGGAGGAATAACCGGTGATTGATGCAAAAGTTCTGAACGGTGTCAGCACATTATTACGGGCTTACGGGCGTCTGACCTGCGGGGTTCTGGCTGAAAAAATGAATATGCTGCCCTCGTCAATGGTGTATTTCCTGCGTGATGCGGTTGATGCCGGAGTGCTCACCGAATGCAACGGATTTTATGACGTTCCGCGCCCTCGTCTGACGTCACCTGTAAGGCGAAACACAACGGAGCTGCCAGGGGTTGATGATGCTGCATGGTGCACGTTCCGTCGTTCTTTGCCCTGGCTGGAAGGTAACGCCATTCCGGCACTGGCAAAAGAATTTGCGACAGGCGTACTGACCTGCGAGCCGGTTTACATCGTTGCTGAAGTGGATGACGAGATGTGCAAACAGGGAATGCCCCGTTTTGTGATGGCGTATATCGATATCCGGCTGGGTCGTTTTATTTGTGGCTCCAGTGGCTGGAATATCACCGACCACGTCCTGCGCTATCTCATTCTTGATTATTCACCGGTTCCGGCGGAAACACAGGAAATCAGCGGGCATGATTAAGTCAATTGGCTTTGTCCTGCTGGTTGGCACCTGTGGGAATGATGCCTGCGATGCCATACCTGTAACAGAAAAAATCTGGCCCACAGAGCAGGCATGTATGCAGGTGATGGAGCGCATACAAAAACGTTATCCCGGTGAAATCTTTTATTGTGAGGATGCATTAAGAAATGAGTAAACGTATTTATGACGACCCGAAATATCGGGCTGAAATGCGGGCGCAACTGGTTGTCAGTGGATATACGCCAGAGCAGGCCGATGCAACACTGACGGAACTGATGGGTGAGCGTCCATTTGATGAAGCTGAATATGAATACTGGCTGAAGCAGTTCAGGCTGGAAATTCTGGAAAACACCACACTGCCATCGCTGATAAGAATAATAAAAAGCGTTATCGACAATGCCTGCTACAACGGTGATTGCCTGGCTGTGAAGTGGTCAACAAAAACTGGCCACCGAGTTAGAGTTTTTCCAGTATCGATTTTCCGATTCGTTTGGGGGTAACCCACCGTTATATTCGTGCGGTCTTAGTGCGCTGTAATATCCAACGATATAGTCCGTTATGGCGTGAGCTGCCTCGCTGAAGCTTACGTAACCCACCACCGGCATCCATTCGTTCTTCAGACTCCTGAAGAAGCGTTCCATTGGGCTGTTATCCCAGCAGTTTCCGCGCCGGCTCATACTCTGTCTGATCTGATATCGCCACAATAACTGCCGGAACTGCCTGCTCGTATAATGACTGCCCTGATCGCTGTGGAACATCACCCCGCCGGGCTTACCACGGGTTTCCCATGCCATTTCCAGCGCTTTCATGGTGAGCCTGCTGTCCGGCGAGAACGACATGGCCCAGCCCACTGGTTTTCTTGCGAACAGGTCGAGAACAACGGCGAGGTACGCCCAGCGCTTACCCGTCCAGATATAGGTCACATCACCGCACCACACCTGATTTGGCTCGGTCACGGCGAACTGCCTTTCAAGGTAGTTAGGGATAGCAACATGTTCATGACCACCACGTTTATACCGGTGAGTCGGCTGCTGACAGCTGACCAGCCCCAGCTCTTTCATGAGCCTGCCAGCAAGCCAGCGTCCCATCTGGTAGCCTCTCCGGGTTGCCATTGTGGCGATGCTTCTTGCTCCGGCCGAACCGTGGCTGATGCCATGTAGCTCAAGTACCTGACTGCGTAATACAGCCCGTCTGCCGTCTGGTTTTTCAGGACGGTTTTTCCAGTATCTGTAGCTGCTGCGATGAACCCCGAACACATGGCAGAGTGTGACCACAGGATAATGCGCTCTGAGTTTCCCGATTATCGAGAACTGTTCAGGGAGTCTGACATCAAGAGCGCGGTAGCCTTTTTTAATATTTCATTCTCCATTTCAATGCGTTGTAGCTTTTTCCTCAGCTTACGTATTTCGATTTGTTCTGGTGTTATCGGAGAGGCTTTTGGTGTTTTGCCCTGACGCTCATCACGCAGTTGTTTGACCCATCTTGTCATTGTGGAAAGGCCAACATCCATAGCTTTGGCGGCATCTGCCACCGTGTATTTCTGGTCAACAACCAGTTGAGCGGATTCGCGTTTAAACTCTGCGCTAAAATTTCTTTTTTTCATTGGAGCACCTGTGTTGTTCTGAGGTGAGCATATCACCTCTGTTCAGGTGGCCAAATTCAGTGTGCCACTTCACTGCAGCAATTGCGACCCATGCTCTGGTGAATCTGCTGGAGGTTACCGGCGCAGTTTTCCTGAATCCAGAAAAGGTATTAAGAGATGAAAATACAGATGATTACTGATGCTGATTTAATGGCTGCAACCTTAATTTCCAGTGGCATGTCAGAACAAAAGGTAAATGATTTTCTGGATAATGTCGTATACCAACGCTATGAGCAGGCCAGAGAAAATTTAATTTCAGAAAAACGCACGATGATTGCCGAATCATTAAGTCCAGCCTGGATTATTGAGGAATTACGAAAAATCATTGCCAGCCAGGATAAAGTAGCGGCAGTTGCCGCCCTCGATGTGCTACATCGAATGAGTAAAGAGCTATTCAACACCGAATTAATTTTAAATCCGGGGGGACATAATGAGCTGCACATCCCTGATTAAATTAATTCATGTTGCCCGTCGTGACCTGCAACTCGACGATGACACTTACCGCACCTTTCTGGTGCAGTGCACGGGCAAAACCAGTTGCCGCGAGCTTTCCGTTGCACAACTGGAACGTGTGCTCGATGCCATGAAAGAGCGCGGTTTTAAGAAGCAGAAAAAACATCCCCGCCGTCGCTTTAAGGGGCATGTCACACCGCGCGAGAAGATTTATAAAATCTGGCAGCAGATGTTCCTTGATGGTTTCGTCTCCGATATCAGCGACGCTGCGCTGGACAAATACGTTGAACGCCTGACAGCCAGACGTAATGGCGGTCAGGGTGTTTCCACGCTGGCCTGGTGTCACGGGGAATCGTTGCAGGTTGTGCTCGAAACGCTCAAACAGTGGCATATGCGCTGCATCCGTGAAGCCTTTGCCCGACATGGTGTGCCTTTACCTGTGAGCGAAACCGGGCAGGAGCTGCGCGGCTATGATGCACTGACCAGTGCGTATGCCCGCGCACGAAACAGCGGGAGAATTGCTGTATGAAACAGATGAAAGAGCAGGATTTATTCGAAGACTTCCGGGACGACAGCGTTCTGGAATACCTTAACGATTACCAGGAAAACACGGCTTATCCGGCGTTACTTTCTGAACTGAACGCACTGCTGCGTAAAGAGCTGGCCAGGATTGGCGCAGACCCTGCCCATTCCCTTGAGCTGGTTGTGGCGATTTGTCGCTATATCGGCGGGATGCAGGTTTATGTTCCGAGGGGGAATATTCTGGAGAATCTTGTCCGGGATATGCGTATCTGGCGTGATTTTAACGGCCATAATATTCCTGAACTGGTTCAGCGTTACGGGGTGACGTATAAAACCGTCTACAAGGCCATCAAGCGGATGCGGCGTCTGGAGTGTAATAAATACCAGCCGGATTTGTTTTACCACTCCCCGAACCTGCCTCACCCCGTTCGTCGTCCGCCACGACGTCCTTAATCAATGAAGCCGGTAAATCCGGCTTTTTTTATGCCTCCGGCACCATGAAGCAGACCACGTTTAAATCTGCTTCACAGGTGCTTTTATGGAAAATCAAAAATTCTCCCCGGCCTTTGAGTATGCGCTGAATTTTATTCTGCGTCCCGATATCGAAGGCGTCTATGTCAATGACCCCACTGACCGTGGCGGCGAAACCAGATACGGCATTTCTGACCGCCGCGACGGTGTGATTGACGGCAAAACCGACGTCAACGGAGACGGCAAACCGGATACCCGCATCAAAGATTTGACCCGCGAACAGGCTGCGCAGATTTACTGGCGCGATTACTGGCTGCCAGCCGGGTGTGAGCAGTGGCCTGATGGTGTAGCGCTGTTTGTGTTCGATGCGGCGGTTCAGCATGGCGTTAAAAAAGCCATCAGAATTTTGCAGGAAGCCGCTGATGTGGATGCTGACGGCATCATCGGCCCGCGTACCCGCAGGGCCGTGAACCTGTCTAACCCGGACTGGTTGCTGACCCGCTGTATTGTCCGTCGTTCCCGCTTTTATGCCGACATCATCAAATCAAAACCCGCCCAGGGCAAATACCTGAACGGATGGTTTAACCGCATGGAAGAACTGACCGACGCCTGTCTGGAAATCATCGACAACGCGCCGTCCGCCACGCGGGGGTGATATGGGCAAAGGCTGGGATGCCTCACTGAAAGCCGGGCGACGCGACCGCCTGCGTCAGGAGGTTCTGCACCGTATGGCCGGAGGTCCGCCTCCGAAACCGCTGGACTATACCGGCCATGACGGCACACACGCCAGCTACTACATGCGTGGCTGGAACACCGTGGATACACGGGACATTTTCTGGCAGTGCCAGAAGTACAAGGAAAAACTCAATGCACAGAATGAATAGTCTTTTTGTTCGCGTTATTTACTCCCGCTTTATGTTGTGCCAGTGGTCGTTTCTGGGGCTGTCGGCAGTACTTTTTCTGGCGAGCTGTTTTGCCGGATGGCGGGCGTTTGCGGTCATGGTGCTGGCATACGGCGCGACACTCTGCCTGATTCACAGTTTCCAGCTGGGCAACGTACCTTATCGCCTGCAACCCAAAAGGCGTTTCCGGGCCGCCTCCCTTCGAATTGTCGTGTGGTCATGGGTGGTCTGGGCCGTTGGTTTTTTCATGCTGACATTCGGCCTTCTTTATCTGAAGGAGCCTTATCAGCTGGCGTTCTGGCTGGGCGGTATCTTTTGTGCGGCACTTTATAAACATCAGCGCCGTTTTCATAAGGGGGATTCATGGACCCGTTAACCCTTTCAGGCATCGCCTCCGTTCTGCTGAAAGCCGGGCCGGGGCTGATTCGTTCCGTCGGGCGCTGGTTTGGTGGCAGCACATCTGCCGCCGCTGACTCGGTGGCCGGTATGGTGGAAAGCGTCCGGGAAAGCCTGCCGGTGGCTGAACAGCAACGCATTCTGGAACAAAAACTGGTGATGCTGTCACCGGAGCAACTGGTGCAGCTGGAAACCCTGAAAGTCCAGCTGCAACAGCTGGAGGTGGAGCGGCAGAAGCTGGTGCTGGCTGACCAGCAGGCCGCTCACCACGAACAACAGGAAACCATCCGCAACGGTGACAACGCCACGGACAGCTATGTGCGCCAGACGCGCCCGTTGCTGGCCCGTCTGTCCTGTTACAGCAGTCTGGCCTATGTGCTGTTGCTCTCCTGTGGCCAGATTGCCGGTGCGGTTGCCGGTGCGAACGGTATCACGCTGCATATGCCGTCACCGGACTGGGATATCACGCTGATGTTGTTTACCCCGGCGCTGGGCTATCTCGGGGTAAGAACCCTTGACGGCTTTGCCCGTTACAGCAAATCGAGCTGTCACAAAATATCAGCGGGGCCGAAATGACCGATGAAACCGACCGCATCAGTGAAGTGGTTTTAAACGAACGTCAGGACGTCGTTAACGCCTGGCTGATGCGGATAAAAGAAGCACCCCACAGTCGGGGCTTCTGCAATGACTGCGGGAACGTTATTCCGGCACAGCGCCTTGCGGCACTGCCTGATGTGGTGACCTGTATTGACTGTCAGCAGGCGCGGGAGCGCAGGAGGAAAACGTGTCCTGGGAAGTGATCAGAGCCAACTGGCCCATTCTGTGGGCATTGCTGATGACGGGGATTAACTTTCTCCAGTTGATTCTGGCGAAGACTTACGTCAAACGCGAAGAGTTTGATTCGCTGCGTTCCCGCGTGTCGGTGATGGAAGGCCTGGTGAATCAGCTACCCGACCGCAATGAATTTCACCGCCTGCAACTGGATATCAGCAACCTGCGGGGTGAAATCAAAGAGCTGGGGCCATCCATCCGCCAGGTATCCCGCATCAGCGATTTGTTATTAGAGAACGAATTAAAGGAAAAAATTAATGGCGATGAAAGAGATCCTCACTGAAGACCGTCGTCTGGTGTTGCTGCGTTCCCTGCTGGACTGTGGCGACAGCGCGAATGAATCCGTGTTGCAGACCTGCCTTCAGGCCTACGGTCATAAGGTATCCCGTGATGTGGTGCGCACCCAGCTTGCATGGCTGCGCGAGCAGGGGCTGGTTCGTCTGTCTGATGTGGGCGGCTGTTACGTGGCTGAAATCACCGGCAGCGGCGAGGATGTGGCAAACGGCCTGTCCGGTGTGCCGGGCGTTAAAAAACCCCGTGCGAGGGACTGAACATGGCCCGAAAACTGAAGCCGTTAAGTCGTGGAGAACGGGCCGTCGTGCGGCAGCTGGCGTACTGCCTTGTGCTGGCAGATATCGAGCAAAACGCCATTGTCCGTACATACGAACAACAGACCGGAAAGCCCTGGAACCCGGATGCACCGGATACCCCCGTGAAACGTGCCCTGCGTTCATCACCGGCATATGCGCGGCTGTGGAAGCTGCTGGGTAAGGATATTCAGTCCGTTCGTGAAGAAATATACGCCGGTCTGAAAACACAGAGGACAGAAGATGGAAAATGAACAACGCCCCACCCGTGGCCGTCTTTCCAAAGTGGATTTACTCCCGGACAGCATCCGTGAGCAGTTACACCAGATGCTGCGGGAAAAGCGGCACACGCAGGAAGAAATCCGCGAAGCCATCAATGCCCTGATTGACGAACATAACCTGCCGGGGGGGATGCAGTTAAGCCGGACGGGCTTAAACCGCTATGCCAGCCGCATGGAAAAAGTCGGGGCAAAAATCCGCGCCTCCCGCGAAATGGCCGAAGTCTGGGCGGCAAAGCTGGGTTCCGCGCCGACGTTAGATGTCGGCAGGCTGCTGATGGAGTTTGTAAAAACGCTGGCCTTTGAAACGTCCATGTCGATGACAGAAGACGACAAACCTGTTGCACCGAAGGCGCTGGGGCAACTGGCGTTGGTTGCCCAGCGTCTGGAAGCGGCAGCCATGACCAGCCATAAACGCGAAAAAGCAATCCGCGATGCGTTTGCGCAGGAAATGGCAGAGAAAACCGAAGAGCTGGTCAGAGCGGGCGGTCTGTCAGGCGGTGCGGCTGACACCATCAAACGTGAAATTCTGGGGATTAGTGTATGACACAGATGAACGCATTCAGTGAATCCGATGTTCTGCTGCCGTATCAGAAACGCTGGGTGGCGGATGATTCAAAACTGAAAATCGCCGAAAAATCCCGCCGTACCGGTTTAACCTGGGCGGAAGCGGCAGATGCGGCACTGACCGCATCACTGAAGAAGGAAAACGGCGGATGCGATCACTTTTACATCGGTTCGAATAAGGAGATGGCCCGCGAATTTATCGACGCCGTGGCGATGTGGGCAAAAGCGTTTAATGCAGCCGCGGAAGAAATCCGCGAGGAAGTGATCACCGACGAAGACAAGGACATTCTGACGTTCGTCGTGTACTTCGCCAGCGGATTTAAGGTCAAGGCGCTGTCCAGTAATCCGGGCAACATTCGCGGGATGCAGGGGAATGTCACCATCGACGAAGCGGCGTTTCATGAAAAGCTGGATGAGGTACTCAAAGCGGTCACACCACTGACCACGTGGGGCGGTAAGGTTCGCCTTATCTCCACCCATGACGGCGTGGACAACCCGTTTAACCAGCTGATTCAGGAAAGCCGCGCAGGCAAAAAAGATTACCGTATTCACACCATCACGCTGGATGATGCCTGCAATGACGGGCTGTACCGGCGTATCTGTCAGGTGCGCGGCATGGTGTGGTCACCGGAAGCCGAGGCCGAATGGAAAGAAGGCCTGCTGCGAAATACCGCCACCCGCGAAGATGCGCTGGAGGAATATTACTGCGTCCCGAAAAACGGCGGCGGCACGTATATCCCCCGCTCACTGCGTGAACGTGCGGCCCGTGGCACCGGGAAAGTCTTGCGCTTTACCGGCACACCGGAATTTAACGCACTGACGGAAAGTCAGCGCCGGGCAGATATCCGGGAATGGCTGGAAACGGTGGTGCGCCCCGAGCTGGAAAAACTCCCGAAGAATCTGCGCCACTGTCTGGGGGAAGACTTTGCGCGTTCGGGTGACCTGACCGTGCTGGCCCCGGTGACGGTGAACGACGACACCACCCGCGAGGTGCCGTTTCTGGTTGAGCTTGCCAATGTGCCGTTTAAACAGCAGGAGCAGGTGCTGTTCTGGCTTTGCGATCGTCTGCCCCGTCGTGACGGTATCAAAATGGATGCGCGGGGTAATGGTCAGTATCTGGCAGAACAGGCGGCAGAACGATACGGCGACGAGGTGGAACAGGTGATGCTGTCCGTGGCGTTCTACCGCGAAAACATGCCCCGTTTCCGTGCGGCGTTTGAAGATGATGAGCTGATCCTTCCGAAGCATGAAGACGTGATCAATGACCTCGGGGCCATTCAGTTACTGCGTGGCGTTCCCGGTATTGACGATGCCCGTACTAAAGGCAGCGATGGCCGCAAGCGTCACGGCGACGCCGCTGTGGCTATTTTCCTGGGCTTCCTTGCCAGTAAAGATGACTGCCACCGTTACGAGCTGCACCGCCTGAACCGCCCGGCGAAACCGGAAGAGCGCAACGCACGCCGCCAGATGAAGCTGACGCGTGGCCTGAAAAATGAGGGAGGTTTACTGTGAACCTGAAACAACTGGCCGGGGCCGTTCGCCGTCTGCTGAACCCGGCAACCGGTGAGGAAGACACGCTGAAAAAAGAGAGGCTCGATGAAGTACAGGCCCGTCCGCGTCAGGCGGGTGTGCGTCCGGCCTCTCCGGGCATCAGCATCGCCTCCGGGCTGAATCCCGGCAGACTGGCCGGTATTCTGCGCAATGCCGCCGACGGTATCACGCGTGATTTTTTTATCCTTGCTGAAGAGATGGAAGAACGCGATTTGCATTACGCCTCGGTACTGCGCACCCGCAAGCTGACGGTGGCGGGTATCGAACCGGTGGTGGTGGCGGCCAGTGATGACGATGCTGACGTGCAGCTGGCGGACGCCATCCGTGCGCTGATGGAAGCCCCGCAAATCCCCGAGCTGATGTTTGATCTGCTCGACGGGCTGGGAAAAGGCGTGGCGGTCTGTGAAATTCTGTGGAACACCCGTAACAATCACTGGGTGCCCCGTGATTATGAGTGGGTTGATCCCCGTTTTCTGAAAGCCGAAAAGCCCACACTGCGCCAGTTCCGCCTGCTGACGGATGATGAACCGGTGGATGGTGTACCACTGACACCGGGAAAATTCATTGTTCACCAGCCGCGCCTGAAATCCGGTCTGCCGCTGCGTAACGGTCTGGCCCGTCTGGTGGCGGTAATGTACATGCTGAAATCCTTTACCGTGCGTGACTGGTGGGCATTCGCGGAAAAATTCGGCATTCCGGTCACGGTGGGGAAATACGGTCCCAACGCCACGGAGGAGCAAATCCGCGTACTGATTGATGCGATTGCCTCCATTGCCTCGGATGCCGGGTGTGCCATTCCGCAGTCCATGCAACTGGAGATGCAGGAAACCGCCAGCCGGAATAACGGCGGCGCACTGTTCCGTGAAATGGCGGAATGGTGTGATGCGCAAATCAGTAAGGCTGTGCTGGGGCAGACCATGACCACGGATAACGGCAGTTCGCGTTCACAGGCGGACGTGCACAATCAGGTGCGCATGGACATTGTGCGCTGGGACGCGCGGCAGCTGGCTAACACGCTGAATGAATATCTGGTGCGGCCCTACATCGAGGCCAACTACGGGCCACAGGCGCACTACCCCCGTGTTGTTCTGCGTATCAGTGAAGCCGAAGATCTGAAGGCGCTGACAGATGCTCTGGTGGCGCTGATTGACCGGGGGATGCGGGTTCAGGAGTCGGCGCTGCGGGACCGGTTCGGCCTGGCTGAGCCAGACGAAGGGGCTGATGTTCTGCATCCGGTGTCTGCCGGGATGCCGGGTGATATGGCGATGAACCGCGAGCGCGTCGCCCTGAACAGGGAACACCCCGACGAACTGGCACAGATGGTGGATGATGCCCTGCGTGACTGGCAGAAAACCGGCGAGGCGTTCACGAACCCGGTGCTGACACTGGCGCAGGAGTGCGACAGTTTTGATGACTTTCTGAAACGCCTGCCTGAGCTTCAGGAAACGCTGAACGCGGACGACTTTGCCCTGCAACTGGCGGAGGTGTGCTTTAAGGCGCGTGCGCTGGGAGACACTGCTCATGCGTGAAACCCTCATCCCGAAAGAGGCGCTGGCGTGGCTGAAGGCGAAGAAGCTGCGTCCCGGTTTTGATTACCGGGATGTGTGGCGGGAAGAGCACCGGTACAGCTTCCCCGTGGCCAGAATGCTGCAACTGGATTTGTTGTCGGATGTGAAAGCCCTTGTGGAAGACGCCCTGCAAAGCGGGCAGACGTTCAGCGAGTTCCGGGAGATGCTGCAACCGTTGCTGATAAAACGCGGATGGTGGGGCGTACAGGAGATGGATGATCCGCTGACGGGTGAAACCCGCACCGTGCAACTGGGCAGCGACCGCCGCCTCCGCACGATTTTTGATACCAACATGCGCACCGCCCGCGCGGCGGGCCAGTGGGAACGCATTCAGCGGACAAAGCAGGCCATGCCGTATCTGATGTACGAGCTGGGGCCATCCCGTGAGCACCGGGTGGAGCATGTGAAATGGGCGCGTCTGTGTCTGCCGGTAGAGCATCCGTTCTGGCAGACGCATTTTGCCCCTAACGGCTGGGGCTGCAAATGCACCATCCGTCAGGTCAGCCGTGGTGAGTATGCGCAACTGGCGGCACAGGGCACCATTCACACCGAAGCGCCGGAAATCAGAACTGTCCGCTGGGTGAACAAACGTACGGGCGAAGAGGAAGAGGTGCCGGAAGGGATTGATCCGGGCTGGAACTACAATCCCGGCATAAACCGTGAGCAGGAGCTGGCGGCCAGACAGGCCCGTTTTAACAGTGAATAACCCTCCCCGCCGTAAATGCCCCTGAAACGCATCAGAAACGCGTTTTTTATTCTGATGGCATGAATGTACACCCTGGCTTTTTTGAAGCGTCCGTGGCGTTTTTGAAGGGGTTTTGAAGGGGGTATTTCCCCGTTTTCAGTGAAGCCGGTAAATCCGGCTTTTTTTCTGCCTTCCGCATACTGACCGTCGGTAACCCCAGACGACGGAGACTGACATGCAACCGGAACTGCTGGCGCTGTGTTTTTCCCTGCCAGAACCCATCCCTGAGCTGACACCCGCTCAACTGCCGGAATGGCTTGAACTCGTTCCTGCGGGTGAGTTCACCGGGCGCGATGGCCGGACGTGGATGAACCGCAATCCACATGAGGTGGTTGCCCGTTCGTCCGACATCAACATTCCGGTGGACATTGAACATGCCACCGAAATTAAAGGCCCGCGGGGTGAAGAGGCTCCGGCGTATGGCTGGGTGGAAGCACTGCGGGTGACGGACAGCGGCACCATTGAAGGGCGTGTTGTCTGGAGTGAGTCCGCCCGGTGGATGCTGAGCGAGCGCCGCTACCGCTATTACAGCCCGGCGTTTTTCCATGACGCAGACGGTGCGGTGACGCGCCTGTCCAGCGTCGGGCTGACCAACAAACCTAACCTGGATTTTCCTGCACTGAATACGGAGAAAAACCCGATGACAGTACCTGTGCAAATCACCGGCCTGCTTGGGCTGGCTGAATCCGCCACGGTGGACGATACCGTGGCCGCCATTAAACAACTTCAGGAGAACGAACAGGTGGCGCTGAACCGCGCACAGACACCTGACCTGACGAAGTTTGTGCCGGTGGAAACCCACAATTTGGCACTGAACCGTGCCGAAACCGCAGAAAAACGCCTTCAGCAACTGGAAGAGAAGGAAGCCGAGGCGCTTGTGGATGCGGCCATCGGGGCCGGAAAAGTCGCCCCGGCAAACCGTGACATGTTCCTTGCCACCTGCCGCACGGAAGAAGGCCGCAAACAGTTTGCGGAGTACACCAAAGGTGCACAGCCGCTGGTTAACAACGACAAGCCCAGCCAGGGCAAGGATAAACCCGCGCAGACACTGACCGATGCCGAACTGGCGATGTGTCGCAGCATGGGTATTACCGGGGAAGAGTTCCTCGCCGCTAAACCGAAACAGGAGTAAGTAACACATGTCACAGACTATCAGTTCTGAAATCCTTCATGCACTGACCACCTGCCTGAGCGCCGCCTTTACCCGTGGACTGAGTGGTGTCGAACCGCAGTGGAATCGTATTGCTTCTGAGGTGCCGAGTTCGTCCGCCTCCAACACTTACGGCTGGATGAAAGATTTACCGGACATCAAAGAATGGGTCGGTGAGCGTCAGCTGGCAACGCTGGACGGTTATGGTTACACCATCACCAACAAACTCTGGGAAAGTTCCATTCGCGTTAAGCGTGAACACATTGAAGATGACCAGATTGGTCAGTACAGCATTACCGCCGAACGCTATGGCCGTATGACTGCTGTGTTCCCGGACAAGCTGTGTTACGCCCTGTTGTGTGCCGGTTTTAACACCCTGTGCTTTGACGGCCAGAACTTCTTTGATGAAGACCACCCGCTGGGTGACGGTACGTACAGCAACGTTGTCGGCACCCCGGCATCAGACAAGGGCGAACCGTGGTTCCTGATTGATGAGTCGCAGGTGCTGAAACCCATCATCTGGCAGACGCGACGCGCCTTTAAGTTTGAAGCCCTGGACGATCTGAACAGCGAGCACACCTTCAAGAACCACGAGTTCCTGTACGGCGTGGACGGTCGCTGTAATGCGGGCTTCGGCTTCTGGCAGACCGCCGTCGGTTCCCGTGCAGCACTGACGGTGGAGAACTACAAAAAAGCCAATGAGTTGCTGCGGGGCATGAAGGGCACCAACGGTGAGCCGCTGGGCATCCGCCCGACCACCCTTGTGGTGGGGCCGAAAAACCGTGCGGACGCGAAGCTCATTATTGACGCCATGCTGGTTAACGGCGGCGATTCCAACATCTGGTACAAGGATGTGGAGATCGTGGACAGCCCGTACATCACCCCCCCGGCATAACCCGTCATCCGTAAACCGCAGTTAAAAGGTGCTGTGAATGCCCTTTTAACTGCCTTTTAAAAGGCAGAGTCATGAGTGAAAAAGCAGAAACCAAAGGCGCGAAAGCCGCAAAGAACAGCGCTGCACAGGAAAACCCGGCACCGCTGGCAGACGTTATTGTGGCTGACGGTCAGGCGAATGAACCACGTCCGGCTGAAGACCCGGTTGCTGTACAGGGTGACGTCCCTGTCCGGCTGAACGTCAGGGCCGTGTCTGAAAACGGGTTCTGGCGCTGTGGCCGTTTCTGGTCACATATCGGTGAGGATGTGGCGGTGAGCGCTGCGGTTGCCACCCGCCTGATGGCAGAGCCGAATCTGATTGTCCGGGAAGCGGAGAAAGGCTGATGGGATACATCACGCAGGAAGATCTGTTACGCGCGGACGGCAATCTTGTCTGGAACATGGCGATTAACCGGGAAACCAACGGGCTGGATGAAGACAAAATCCGTCAGGCCATCAGTGATGCGGAAGCGGAAATTGATTCGTTTCTGTCCCGCCGCTACCAGCTGCCGCTGGGGGTGACGGAAATCCCGCGCCCGCTGCAACGCGTGGCGGTATCGCTGGCGTTTTACTGGTTATCAGAGCGTGACAATCAAATCACGGAGCTGATCCAGAAACGCTACGACGACGCCATTAAAACCCTGCGTGAAATGGCGAACGGCACCCGTGACCTGGGCCTGCCGACGTATGCCACCCCGGCAGAAACCGACAACGGGAAAATTATTGTGGTGGGTGCCAATGCCCGGCTGTTCACCCGTAACAACCTGAAAGGGGTGCTGTGATGGGGATTTCTGTACAGGTCAGCGGTGACCAGCGTCTGGAGGATATCCGCCGCGCCGTTGAAAAGCTGGCAGAGGGTTCATTGCAGTCAGAGCTGCTGGAAAGCATCGGTGCGGTGGTGGAATCACAGACCCGCCGCCGCATCATCGATGAGAAAACCAGTCCGGGTGGCGAACGCTGGCCGGACTGGTCTGACGGGTACAAAAAGACCCGCCACGGCAACCAGAGTCTGCTGCGCGGTGAAGGCCATCTGCTGGAGAGTATCCAGTACATCGTGGAAAACCGCGTGGTGCGTATCGGTTCACCGCTGGATTATGCCCGCATCATGAATGACGGCTTTTCCGGCAGCGTGCCGGTCAGCGCCCACAAACGGCTTATCTCGCAGTGTTTCGGGCGGGCGCTGAAATATCCGGTCTGGCAGACCGTCGGCGCACATCACCGCATGATGAACATTCCGCAACGTGAATTTCTGGGGCTGTCTTCTGCCAGCCAGCAGGAGCTGCAACAGGTTATCAGTCATTTCTGGAAGGAGGTTCTGCCATGACAGAACAACGCCCTGAACTGCGCACACCGGGGAGCACCGTTGCGGCCGCAGAGCACATTGTGGCCTGGCTGCAGACGGCCCTTCAGGGGGACACCCCTGACCGGGCTGACGTGGTGGAGCGTCACATCGGCCAGTTCAACAGCCCGGATGAAGTGAAACGCTATCTGTCCGGTCGCACCGGCTGTATCCGTGTCGCGGCCCTGCGTGTCCGGGATATCAACCCGCGCGGCGGGCTGTCCGGTCTGGTCACCTGGGTGGCTTACATCATGGCGACGGATTCGTGGGGGTATTCCCGCGACGTGCGCTGTGAAGTGCTGGCCGGAAAGGTGATCAAACGCCTGCTGTCGTCGGATGCCACAGCGGGCATGGGGGCTGAACGCATGGCTGCTGATGTGCGGGCAGACAACATTTACTCCGTCAGCCTCGACGGGCTGGGTGTCACCATGTGGGCGGTGACGTGGGAGCAGGAATTCCGGCTGGATGAAGAGATTGATCTCGCCGCGCTCCCGGATTTCCTGCGCCTCGGGGCGACACTGCGCAGCGGCGAACACACTGAAATTAACGACGTGATCCATGTACGGGGTGACGATGGAACAGAAACTGATTAAGCCAGCGCGGGAAAACGTCCGTGTCCGTAAACCGGATGGCGCACATTTATCCCCGGAAGGGGAACGTCTCAACGTCTGCGCTTACTGGCTGCGCCGTGAAGCCGAGGGAGATGTGGAAATAACCACACTTCCGAAAAATAACAACAAAACCAGAGGGAAAAAATAATGTCGCTGGGTTCCATTCCTGATGATATCCGCGTCCCGCTTGTCTGGATCGATATCGACAATTCACAGGCACTGGAGGGTGCATCCGCGCAAAGCCGAAAAATTCTGGTCATGGGCCATGCGGTATCGTCCGGCAGCGCAGACGCCCTGTCACTGACCCGTATCACCAGTGACAGCCAGGCAGACCAGCTTTATGGCAAAGGGTCGATGCTGGCTGAAATGCTCAAAATGCTGCGTCGTGCCAACACGTACACGGAAACTTGGGCGATGCCGGTTGCCGCTCCTGAAGGCGCTGCCGCAAAAGCCACGCTGACCGTGCTGGGTACAGCGACCGAAGCCGGAACGGTGGCACTGCTGATTAACGGTGTGTCCGTTCAGGTGAGCGTGAGCGCCGGGGATACGAAGGAAAACATTGCAAAAGCCATTGCTGATGCGGTGACGAAAAAGCCTGCCACGCAGGTGGCCGCTGCGGTGAAGGATGATGCCACGGATACCGTGGAGCTGACCGTGAACTGGCACGGCGTCACCGGCAACGGTGCCGACGTTCGCCTGAACTACCACACCGGTGAAGCCTTCCCGGCAGGTGTGAAGGTGACCGCAACCGCGTTTACCGGCGGCACCGGGACACCGGAAATGGCAGACGCCGTTGCGGCCATCGGCCCGGAGTGGTTTACCGATATCATCGCCCCGTTCACCGACACGAAAAGCCTGAACACCCTGCGTGATGAACTGCTGAACCGCTGGGGGCCGCTCAAAATGATGGAAGCGCAGCTGTGGACGGCGTTTCGTGGCACGCACGGGGAAACCGGCACGTTTGGTGAAACCCGCAATGACTGGCTGATTAGCTGCATCGGCACCAACCTGTCGCCGCATCCGGCGTGGATGTGGGCCGCGTCATACGGCGCAACGGCAGCGTATCACCTTGCCATTGACCCGGCGCGTCCGCTTCAGACGCTGGTCCTGACCGGCATTCTGCCGCCTGCGCGTAATGTTCGCTGGGATATGCCGGAACGTAACCTGCTGCTGCATGACGGCATTGCCACGCACATGGTGGACGCCGGGGATAACGTCTGCATCGAGCGTGAAATCACCATGTACTGGGTTAACCAGTACGGTGATGCGGATGTGTCGTATCTTGATGTGCAGTCACCCGCCACGCTGGGCCGTATCCGTTACATCATTAAAAACCGTTTCTCGAACCGTTATCCGCGCCACAAGCTGGCGGATGATGACGTGCTGGACTCGCTGGATGCGGGGCAGCCGGTGATGACGCCGAAGCTGTGCACTGCAGAGCTGCTGGATATCTGCCAGACCGAACTTCTCCCGGCGGGCCTTGTGGAAAACTTCAGCGATTACAGGGACACGCTTCAGGTGACACGCGACAGCAGCGATAAAAACCGCCTGAACTTTATCTGCCACCCGAATCTGGTGAACCAGTTGCGTGTGCTGGCAGGCCTGATTCAGTTCAAGCTTTAAGGGGGCCACATGGCAAAAATTCTTGGCATGGCGACCATTCGCGTGAATGGCCGCGAAATTAAAACCGAGGGGAAATCCACGCTGAATCCGGGCGGCTTCAGCCGCACCCAGCATATGGGCGGCGGCAAGGTCTGGGGTATCTCCAGCAAGATGGCCTCGCCGTCCATCAAGGTAACCATTGCGGCGGCAGCGGATATGGACGTGATTGAAATCAGCAGCTGGGAAGATGTCACGGTGATGTTCTACGGCGACAACGGCCTGAACTACATGATGACGGGTTCCGCCACGGATAACCCGGCAGAGCTGGACGAGGATTCCGGCACCATCAGTGCCAACTTTATCGGTGAAAAATGCGTGAAGGTGTGACATGGCCGCAATGGAATTTGAACTGAAACACGGGCTTCTGACCGGCAAAGGCACGGCAGATGAAACCCTGCATAAAACCGTGAAACTGCGCGAACTGACCGCCAGTGATGTGATTGATGCGCAACTGGCCGCAGAACGCGTCGTCATGGGCGGGAACGGAAAGGCGGTGGCCTACTGTTCTGAGGTGCTGATGGGACTGGAGATGATGCGCCGTCAGGTTGCGTCAATCGGTAATATCCCCGGCCCGCTGGACATGAAACAGCTGCGAATGCTCCACCCGGCAGACCTTGAGCTTATCAGCACGAAAGCGGCTGTGCTGGATGACATGCTTGAGGAGGTGGCAACGCGGGGGCGAACTGATGCCGCTGGCGGCGGCACTGATGAACCTGCTGGTTAACCTGTCTTCGCGATTCAGCATTCAGTACCTGGAACAACTGCCCCTGCGGCAGTTGTTCCGCCTGATAAAGCAACTGGAGAAACAGTATGGCAACAGGTTGAGGTAGCCTGAGTTTAACGGACACTCCTTCCTGAAATAGAATGGCATCAGAAGGAGCTAATAATGAGCAGAAAAACCCAACGTTACTCTAAAGAGTTCAAAGCCGAAGCTGTCAGAACGGTTCTTGAAAATCAACTTTCGATCAGTGAAGGCGCTTCCCGATTATCCCTTCCTGAAGGCACTTTAGGACAATGGGTTACCGCCGCCAGAAAAGGGCTCGGTACTCCTGGTTCCCGCACGGTGGCTGAACTGGAATCTGAAATTCTGCAACTGCGTAAGGCGTTAAATGAAGCTCGCCTTGAGCGAGATATATTAAAAAAAGCAACAGCGTATTTTGCACAGGAGTCGCTGAAAAATACGCGTTAATCGAACAATGGCGACAACAATTTCCCATTGAAGCGATGTGTCAGGTATTTGGTGTATCCAGGAGCGGTTATTACAACTGGGTACAGCATGAACCCTCAGACAGAAAACAAAGTGATGAGCGGCTAAAACTGGAGATTAAGGTGGCACATATCCGCACTCGCGAAACATATGGAACCCGGCGGTTCCAGACGGAGCTGGCAGAGAATGGCATCATCGTTGGTCGTGACCGACTGGCACGTCTTCGTAAGGAGCTAAGGCTACGCTGTAAGCAGAAACGCAAGTTCAGAGCGACTACGAACCCGAACCACAATCTGCCAGTTGCGCCAAATCTGCTGAACCAGACGTTCGCTCCTACAGCACCAAATCAGGTCTGGGTGGCGGACCTGACGTATGTTGCCACACAGGAGGGATGGTTGTACCTCGCTGGCATCAAAGATGTTTATACGTGCGAAATTGTCGGCTACGCCATGGGAGAGCGCATGACAAAAGAGCTGACAGGTAAAGCCCTGTTTATGGCGCTCAGGAGCCAGCGCCCACCTGCCGGGCTAATCCACCACTCTGATCGAGGTTCACAGTACTGCGCATACGATTACCGGGTCATACAGGAGCAGTCTGGTCTGAAAACATCAATGTCGCGTAAAGGTAACTGTTACGACAACGCTCCGATGGAAAGCTTCTGGGGAACGCTGAAAAATGAGAGCCTGAGCCACTATCGTTTTAATAACCGGGATGAAGCCATCTCAGTAATACGGGAATACATTGAGATTTTCTACAATCGTCAGCGTCGTCACTCTCGTCTGGGGAATATCTCCCCGGCAGCCTTCAGGGAAAAATATCATCAGATGGCTGCTTAAAAAAGAACAAATGGTAGTGTCCGCTATTGCCAGTACACCTCAGGTAGCCGTCTCAGCACGGAAATCATGATCAACCTTGCCGGGAACCTGACCGCCAAAGCCCGGCAGTATGGCGCGAATATGTCGCAGTTCGCCCGGAATAACCAGAAAGCCATGCGCCTGGTCAAAGCCACAACCGACGCCGCTGGGCGCAGTCTGGATGCGCTTGGCAACCGCTACACGGCGATGATTGCCGAGCTTGGTGGCAGCATGACGGTAAAAGGCGTGGCTGATTTTGATGCTCAGATGCGGCGTATGGGAACCAATGCCAAATTAAACGCAGAGCAGGTCAACAGTAAGCGCCCCGAGAAGTACGTAGCGTAAGGATTATTTTACAGACGAGAAGTTCCAGGGCAGCAGTTCATGCACTTGGTTCGACGGCCAGTCATTGAGCTTCTCGATCACTTCGCGCAACCAGTCCTCCGGCTCCACTTCGTTCTGTTTGCAGGTGACCAGCAGACTGTAGATGATCGCCGCACTTTCTCCTCCCTTGTCTGAGCCGAAAAAGAGATAATTTTTTCTTCCAACCGCCACCGATCGTAACGCGTTTTCACCGATGTTGTTGTCTATTTCCACCCAGCCGTCACGACAGAACTCGTTCAGCGCATTCCAGTGATTCAGGATATAGTCGAACGCCTTCGCCATCTCCGCATGTTTCGACAGCGTTTTCCTCTGCAACTGTATCCAGTCGTACAACGACTGCATCAACTGGACGCTTCTGGCTTTTCTGACTGCAAGCCGTTCCTCTGCCGGACTGCCACGTATCTCCGCTTCTATGTCGTATAACTCTGCTATCCGTCTGAGCGCTTCCTGAGTCATTTCTGTCGGACGGCGCACATCCTCGTCATGGATTTTTCGGCGGGCGTGGGCCAGGCACCCGGCTTCCTTCACCCGGCCCGTTTCGTACAGTACGTTATAACCTGCATAGGCATCAGCCTGCAGTACGCCCTGATACTTTGCCAGGTGGAGCTGCGGATGTTCTCCTTTGCGATCTGCCGAATACGCGAACCAGACGGCTGCCGGCAGGGATGAACCCGCATTACGATCATCCCTGACGTATACCCACAGACGACCCGTTTTCGTCTTCCGTTCCCCGGGGCCAGTACGTTTCACCGGAGTGTCATCTGCGTGCACCTTTCCTGCCTCCAGAACATAGTCATTCAGCGCTATATACAGAGGACGGAGTTTGTCTGCCATTTCTGATACCCAGCGCACCATGGTATTACGGCTCAGCTCCACGCCCTGTCGCGCGTATATTTCTGACTGGCGATATAAAGGGATATGTTCCATATATTTGCTGACCAGGATCCGTGCAAGTAACCCTGCACTGGCATAACCGTGTTCGATCGGTTTAGGGGGAAGTGGTGCCTGAACGATGACATCACACCGGCTACAGGCCAGTTTGGGACGTATGGTTTCGATAACTTTAAAGGCGGTATTAATGATATCCAGTTGCTCTGAGATTGTTTCCCCCATTTCTTTCAGAACACCTCCACAGGCCGGGCAACTGGTTTCAGCAGGCAGAAGGCGATGTGTCTCCCGGGGAAGTTCTGCCGGCAGCGGTTTTCGTGAAGATTTTCGTCCTGGGGATTCAGGCTTACTGGCGATCGGGTTTTCTGACGGGGGACTGGTGTCAGGTGAATCTGTGACTGTCGATGCATCTTCCAGAAGATTTCTGGCTGTGTTCAGCCGGTTTTCCAGTTCCGACAGTCGTTTTTCTGCCTGTCGGATCTGATTTTCAAGCTTATGACGCTTTTTCTCTGAACTCTGGCCGAACAACATACGACGCAACCTGTCGAGTTGCGCTTTCAGCCGTTCAATTTCCTGCTCATAGCCCGCGATCTGACAGGCATACTGTCGAAGCCGACTCTGTTGCTTACGCAACATGGCTTTAAGCAGCTCAATATCATCGGGGAGTTCATTGTTCATTCCCTTGTTTTATCACGGGTTATATCCGGATGCCAGGCCGTTCTGTCCGTTTGGGATGTTGCCACGGATCCCCTCCAGTAGCATGGATAACTGAGCTGGCGTCAGGTGCACTTCCTCCCGGGTCACCGGCCAGAGAAGCGGCCCCGTTCCAGGCGTTTGGCGAACAGGCATAACCCGTCACGATCGGCCCACAGTATTTTCACCATTTTGCCACTGCGGCCCCGGAAGACGAAGATATGCCCGGAGAACGGGTCATCTTTCAGCGTGTTCTGCACCTTCGAAGCCAGGCCATTGAAGCCACAACGCATATCTGTGATGCCAGCGATGATCCAGATTTTGGTACCGGTCGGCAGCGTTATCATCGGATACCCCCTTTCATTTCGCGGATTAGCGCCCGTAACAGTTCCGGAGTGAGAGGGTCAAACAGTTTTACCACACCTGATTTAAGATGCAGCTCGCACCGTGGGACGTTTCCGGGAGCCCCCTCAGGGCGCTCATCATGCTTGTTACGCCAGAAGGGATTTGTAACTGGTCTGGTCGGCTCCGGCGTATCAGTCAGAGCCACCGGGACAGGCATGCATTCCTGTATGTCATCATCGCTCAGTAAGCCGTCCTCGTACTGGCTTTTCCATTTAAACAGCAGGTTATTATTGATATCGTGTTCTCTGGCGATCCGGGCAACAACAGCCCCAGGCTGTAACGCCTGCTTAGCCAGACGGACCTTAAATTCACGGCTATAGCTGGTTCGCCGTTCTTT